TCACCCGCGTCACCAGCACTGCCTCGCAGCAGAAGCTCGTGATCAGCTCGGATGAAACCGCCCGCTTCGTTCGCGTCACCTACACGATCGGTGGCACCAGCAGCCCCTCCTTCACCTTCTCGGTGAACGGCGTTGGCGTCAAGAAGTACGGCTAAGCCGCCGTACATCCGGGCTGCGTAGCTTACGGGCTGCGCAGCCTAATTCCTACGCACTTACGCATCGCCTGACGAGGCCCCCATGCCATTCGGATACGACAGTGGTTTTGACACGGTTTCGCTTGGCACGCTGACCAGCGTAGGCGTTACCTCCACGGAAACGGTGACCGGCGCCGACATGACCTTCCAGGTCACCGTCAGCAACATCGGCACCAACGTGGTGATCCGGTTTGAGGGCAGCCTCGACGGCACCAACTTCTTCAACCTAAGTTCCACCAACACCGACACCACCATTACAGCCAACGGCACTTACGGCTACGCACTGAGCGGATGCCCGGTGCAATACGCACGCCTGCGCCTTGTAAGTATTTCGGCTGGTACGCCCAGCGTCGCCACAGTGCTTGGAGTTAGCTGATGGCCGAGCGGCTTGCCATACAGCTACAGCCGAACGGTCTACAGCAAAGCCTGCACACCGGGCTTCTACCATTTGGCACATCCGAAACCGAAGAAGACCTACTGCTCCCTGCCTCCATATTCGCAGACTACTATCTACTTGGCTCCTTAGACGCAGGAACAGGCGCTATGTGGGTGTTGGCAGCATGATCACCGAAGATACCAGTTTATTCTTAGCCGACTTCGGCGTAAGCGTCGTGGCAGGCACCGCATCCGGCCTAGGCATCCTCGACATGCCCAGCGAACTAATTGTCGATGGCCAAGTAATCAGCACCGAATACACACTTACTTGCGAATCCGCTAAGTTCGGCGACCTACTCTACGGATCAAAACTTACCGTAAACGGCGCCGCCTATACCGTACGCGCCAACGTCCTAATTAGCGACGGGGTTTTCACGCAACTATCCCTACAACGCGACCTAGAAACCACGCATACCACCTCCACCACCCCCCTTAGCGCTAACGGCGCTGTGGTCTCGATCGACGACCTCGGCCTAGATCAGCTCAACCCACTGATCGACGGCGGTGCCGCCTCCACCACTTACATTGATGGCAACGACATCAGTGGGGGTACAGCATGAGCACCATCGCCCAGATCCAACTGCGCACGGACACCGCAGCGGCCTGGACCGCCGCCAACCCCACGCTCCTCTCCGGCGAGATGGGCATCGAGTCCGACACCCGCAGAATCAAAGTCGGCACCGGCTCAACAGCTTGGACCGCCCTCCCCTACATCTTCGCTGACACCGACCTGGTACGCGGCCAGGCCAGCAAGATGGACGCCGGTACGATCACGATCACCACCCAAGACGTCTACGTCACCACGGGACTTACCGGCATCTTCGACACCGCATCCGCAAGCGGCATGACGCTCGGCACCACCGATACCTTCGCCATAAAGAACACAAGCGGTGCTACTCGTCTAATGCAAATTTATGGTAGTATCGACGCCAAGACCGCAAGCGGCAATAACAAAGTCCTAGGCATCAAGCTGGCCAAGAACGGCACTGCCTTAGACCAAACGGAGTGCCGCGCCTTCACCGGCTCCGCTGGCGACGAAGCCAAACTCGTCACCAACTGGATGATCAGCATGGCTTCCGGCGATGAAGTGGCGCTGCGAATCGCCAACCACAGCGGCACCGAGAACCTCAGCTTTCGTCGCGGCCGTCTCGTCGCCACCGAGGTGCGCTGATGACAACCAAGCGCGAACAAATCCTTAGCGCGGTGCGGACCACGCTTGTCGGCACCGTTGGCGTTGGCACGCGCATCTACCGCAGCCGCGTCGAGCCTGTGGCACGCGCCGAGAGCGCCGCCCTCATCGTCGAGCCCGTAAGCAACGTGCCGACGCAGAACACATCGCTGCCCACACTCGATCACACACTAAACATGCGCGTGGTGATTATCGTGCGCGACGCAGTGCCCGATCAAGCCGCCGATCCCATAATCGAATCGCTACACAGCAAACTAATGGCCGACCTCACTTTAGGCGGCCTCTGCATAGACATCCAACCAGGCCCCACCGAATTTACCTTAGAAGCTGCCGACACCCCCGTAGGCGTAATTTTCAACAACTTCCGCATTCTTTATCGCACGCAAGTGGCAACGCTAAGCAGCTAAGCCCGCAAACTGTGCCATGTCCGCCACGTAGAATCGCCGCAGCCCCCAAGCACTTATGGCAAGAACTACAGCACCATCCGAGGATGTCCTGAGCAGCGAAGTTGCCGAGGACAATCTGCAGGAGCTGGAACAAGAAGCCGCAGCAGAATCTGTTGAAGCGCCCGCACCTATGCTTATTGATGAGTACAGCGGCCAAGGCGGCTCGTACACCCTCGACTCCTCAACCGGCCAGCGGACGCTTGTGCAGCGTACGCAGCATTCAGACACCCCCAGGTAATTCACGATGGCACTCCTCACTCGTAAGCGCCTCCTCCTGGCGGAGATCGAGGCCACCTACGGCTCCGACCCCTCTCCCTTGGGCACCGACGCCGTGCTGGTCCGTGACCTCAACATCACGCCGGTCCAGAGCGAGAGCGTCAACCGTGACCTGGTTCGTCCTTACCTGGGCGCATCCGAGCAGCTGCTCGCCAACGTCCGCGTTGAATGCACCTTCAGCGTCGAGCTGGCCGGAAGCGGCGCTGCCGGCACCGCACCCCGCTACGGCTCGATCCTGAAAGCCTGCGGCTTCGCTGAGACCTCCATTACCCCTGCCGTCACCGGCACCGCCACCGCGGGCGCCCTGAACAGCATCACGCTGGCCGTCGGCTCCAGCGCCACCAACGACGCCTACAAGAACCAGATCATCCGCATCACCGGTGGCACTGGCAGCGGCACCGTCGCGCTCGTCACCGGCTACGTGGGCTCCACCCGCGTCGCCTCCCTCCGCGCCCTCGCCGGCAACGTCACCCCCGACAACACCAGCGTCTACAGCATCGGTCTCCAGACCATCTACACCCCCGTCAGCAGCGCTTTCAGCTCGGTAACCCTCTACTACAACATCGACGGGGTTCTCCACAAGCTCACCGGCGCTCGCGGCACGTTCTCGCTGAACACCACTGTCGGCCAGATCCCGACCCTCGACTTCACGATGACGGGCATCTACAACGCCCCCACCGACACCGCCGCGCCTTCCGTAACCTACGCCGACCAGGCCGCCCCGCTCGTCTTCAAGGCAGGCAACAGCGGCGGCTTCAACCTCCTCGCCTACTCCGGCTGCCTTCAGTCGGTTGCCATGGACATCGGCAACAGCATCATCTACCGCGAACTCGTCGGCTGCACCAAGGAAGTGCTGCTCACCGATCGCTCGGTGTCCGGCACCGCAACGATCGAAGCACCCACCATCGCAGAGAAGGACTACTTCACCACCTCTCTCACCGACAACGCTCTCGGCGATCTTTCCTTCATCCATGGAACGACCGCTGGTAACATCGTCTCGCTGGTTTCCAACCGCGTGGACATCGGAGCGCCCAGCTACTCCGACCAGGACGGCATCCACATGCTCGCCCTGCCCTACACCGCTGTGCCCTCCACCACCGGCAACGACGAGATCCGCCTGATCTACGCCTGAGTACATCAGCAGCAAGGCTCACATTCCCATAACTCGGTCGTAAGCCAGATGCCTCTGCTAAGTAATCGCCGGCTGCTCCTCGCCGTAAGTGAAGCCACTTACGGCGAGGATCCGGTGCCAGGGGCATCTGCAGCCATTCTCGTCCGCGATCTAAGTATCACGCCCATACAGAGCGACTCCGTAAACAGGGACGTGGTACGTCCCTACTTGGGCTCTACTGAGCAGTTGTTGGCCAACACCCATGTCCAATGTGCGTTCAGCGTCGATCTAACCGGCTCTGGTACGTCCTCCGTAGCTCCCCGCTTCAGTCCCATACTCAAAGCCTGCGGATTTGCAGAAACTTACAATTCATCTGCCACCACAGGCACAGCCACCACAGGCGGCGTTAATACAATTACGCTCGCAGCTTCAGCAAGCTCCATCGATAACGCCTACACCAATCTGTTTATCCGCATCACAGCAGGCACTGGCAACGGTAACCTTGGCATTATAACGTCCTATGTAGGCTCCACCAAAATCGCCACCGTGCGTTACTTAAGCGGTAACGTCACGACCGACAATACGAGCGCCTACGCTATCGGACAGCAGTACACTTATACCCCCGTAAGTAGCGGCTTTGGCTCAGCCACCATCTACTACAACGTAGACGGCATACTACACAGACTTACCGGATGCCGTGGGACATTCACCCTAAGCGCAACCGTAGCCGAAATTCCATCTCTAAATTTCACACTTACGGGTATTTACAATCCGCCTACTGATACAGCGCTGTCTTCCGTTACATACGGGGCACAAGCAACCCCTTTGGTATTCACACACGGGAATAGCGGCGCTTTCTCTCTGCTTAACTACGCGGCTTGTCTTCAAGAAGTATCTATTGATGTAGGCAACAACATAGTCTATCGTGAACTTATCGGCTGCAATAAAGAAGTGCGTATCGTAGACCGTGTTGTTTCAGGTACAGCCACGATCGAGGCACCTACAATCGCAACAAAAGACTACTTTACCGCTGCACTAAGCGACGGCACCCTAAGTAAGCTACAGTTTATTCACGGTAATACTGTTGGCAATATCGTAGGGTTCGCTGCGTCTGGTATTGACATAGACAGTACGTCTTATGGGGAGACAGACAATATCGTGATGCTGAGCATACCATTTACCTGCATTCCTAGCGCAGCCGCTCCGGCTGAAACAGAGTCTCTGTTGCTTGAAGAGTCCATGTTTAACGACCTTTACATCTTGGGCTACGGCGAGGTCGCATCCGGCTCTGGCGCGGGGGCAGAGTGCTGCCTGACCTTCGCCTAATCCTTACGCCGCTTACGCGAAAAGCACCTACACTAAGCCGGTACATCCAGTAACTCATCCGAACAGCTTATGGCGTTCGTTCGCAAGAAGGTCAAAACCTTCAAGTGGCCTGTAACCATCGAAGAACCTGCTGACGGCGGCACGTTCGACTCCAGCACCTTCGACATCACCTTCAAGCGCCTGGGCCGTAAGGAGTTCGGCAAGCTCAGCGAGAAAGGCGATCTGCCCCTGCTCAAAGCTGTCGTGCTCGGCTGGAACGGCATCAGCGACGAAGACGGCACCGATCTCCCCTTCTCCATCGAAGCGCTAACCGACTTCGCCGACGACCCCTACTGGGTGCGCGGTGTCCTGAAGGCTTACACCGAGACCTTCGACGGCGCTAAGTCGGGAAACTGAAGGGTGCGGCGGAGTTCTGGGTAGGCGGTAAGCAGGAAGAGGATAAGACCGAAGACGATGCCAAAGTCTTCGGTTTAGTCTTACCCGAGGATGCGAAACCCGAACCCGCCGCCCCTTACGAGGTCTGGGACGAAAATTGGGACATCGTAATGATGTTCCTAAGAATGCAGACGCAATGGAACACCACCACGGCGGGCTACCTCGGCTTGAAATACGAGGTGCTGCTGATGCCTGGCGGCCTGATGGACCTATACTGCGTGGACGACCGCCTCGACATGCTGGAGGGCCTGCAGATCATGGAAACTGCCGCTCTCAGCGCGTTGGCTAAGGGGGAGGATAAGCAGGATGGCTAAGCAGATTGAGGATATTATTGTACGTTTAGGCTTAGAAAAGTTTGAAGGCTTAGATAAGATCCGCAGCTCGTTTCGTGACTTAAGCAAAGTCACAAAGATGTCCGAGCAGGACATCATAGGTGCCCGCGATAGTATATTTGAATTTGCTAAGACAGCCGGTAATAGTGAAGCAGTAACCAAAGGTCTTGTATCAGCACTACAAGGCTTACGGTCTCAGGCCGACTTTTGCGGCGATGCGTATAGAAGCCTAGCCGATGACATCCGACGTGTAGGCGAAGTACAACGAGGTGCTACGGACGCGCTTATGGCACAACGCAATGCGTTGGTAGCCACTTTTAGCGAAACCACACGTAACGTCCGTGCCCTTGAAGAACACCGGGCTGCCCTGGTACGTATCCAAGAACAAACCCGCGCTAACTCCAGAGCTTACGACACACTAAGCAGCGATATTGCGCAGGTTGGAGAGCGCATTACCGAGGTAACCAGAGTAGCAACGGCTCTTAACGTAGCACTTAGTAGAGCTTTCCCGGCCACAGCAGCAGGAGTACGAGCGACACTTACGTCGATAAACGCGGGTATCGAGCTGCAGCGACAAGTAATCAACGAGATTGATCTGCGTAGCGGTAGGGAGCGCAGACTAGCTGCCACCATAGAAGAACGCGCCACCGCAGAACAACGTCTTAATAGGGCACTAACCGCACAGCGGCAACTTACATTCGGCGAAAACGTCCGCAGCGGACGCGAAGCTGTGCGCACAGCTGCTGCCGCATTTAACGAAACAACCTTAACTACCGGCTTTTATTCCGCAGAGCGCATCGGGCAGCGGATGGGTGATCTGCCCAACACTACCGCAGGTCTTAACCAAGAACTGGCGGAATTGAGCGAGCGCCTTGTAAATACCACACGCGGCAGTTCCACATATGTAAACGTGGCTCTGCGTATGGCCGAAATACAGAGGCAGTTGCGGACCGACATATTAGGCACTGCCGACGCCTTTAGACAGCTCAACATCGCAGAAAGTGGCGTACGCCGTAGAGAAGGCAAATTAGCCGGTATTCAAGAGTATTACGCAACTCAGGGGCCGCTAGCACCTGGCGTTGGTGGATTCAGGGATCCCGCCACAGGAGCGATGATTGCCGCTGGTGCGCGAACACCGGACAGGATCCGCGTCAATGAAGCTCAATACGCGCTTCCTATAGGACCGCAAGCATTCCCAGAAGCGGCTAAGCGAGCCACTACAGAGCTGGAGCGGGCTTATGAGGACATGACCCGTATTCAAACAAGAGCGGGCGTCGAGCGCGTAGAACTGCAAGCTAAGTACAACCAACTTCAAATAGACAAGCTTTTAGAGGGCTTGGATTTAGAAGGTGATGTACGCAAAAAAGCGTTCGATACCGAGCTTGCGGACTTTGATCGCCGTATGGCCATTGCAGACAAGCGCAGGGGTCGCAGGCTTACTGGGATGCAGCTCGCCCAGGGCGTCGGCGCGGCGCTTAGCGGCGGCATCTTCGGCGGCCCAGAGGGCCTGATCGGCGGTCTCGGCGGCTTGGCCCTGGGCGGCGTGGGCGGCGCTTTCGCTGGCGCAGCCGCTGGTGCGCAGGTCGCGGGCCTTAGGCAGGCCGGAGCAGCAGCTGCCGCTTACGCTGCCGAAGTTCGTAGATTACAACTAGCGCTGCAAGGTATTGTAACGTCATTTGATGACTATAAGGCCGCTCTAGCCGCTGTAGCTTCCACATCCAGCACATTTAATGTGCCCATACGCGAAGCTACGCAGCAGTTTACTAAACTTAGCGCTGCGGTTCTAGGCTCCGGTGGCTCTATTAAAGATGCCGAAAACACATTTAAGGGCCTTACCGCATCTGTACTTGCTACTGGTGGCAGCGTCGAAGACATCAACGGTGCGCTTGTTGCGGCGGCTCAGGTATTCAGCAAAGGTAAGGTTACGGCGGAAGAACTACGTGGCCAGATCGGTGAACGTTTGGCAGGCGCTTTTGCGTTATTCGCTGAGTCAACCGGCAGAAGCTCTAAGGGTCTTGATGCCGCTCTTAAGTCTGGCGAAGTCACGCTTGCAGATTTTGTTAAATTTACGGAGTTTAGTCTTGCTAAGTACGGGCGCACAGCTCAGATCATTGCAGCATCTCCTGAACAGGCCGGTGCTCGCCTAGATAACGCGCTGAAGGCACTGCAGCAAAGCGTTGGTGATAGTCTTGGACCCGCCGGTGCAGCCTTCCAAGATTTTGCTGCGCGCTCTATTAGGGGACTGGATAAGCTGATAGAAAAACTTATCGAATTGAAGGCTGTACAACCTGGCGCCGGATATTACCAGCAGCAGGTATTGGAAGGCTCGCTAAGTATTCCCCAGCTAGAGGACAGACTGCTGCGTGCTGGACAACGAGAAACAGCGCTTCGCCAAGGAGCTGCATCGGTAGGACTCGGCTTTATTGCTGACCTACTTCCCGATATAAGCGCTGCTACAAAAGAGGCTCGCATTCTAGAAGAGGCTTTAATAAAAGTACGTCTCATTGAGAAGGAGACAAACAAAGAACGTAAACAGCGCCAAACTGAAGAAGACACTGCCGATAGAGAAAAGCTCGGCGCATCTTATCTGCAAGCCATTGAACAGCGAGAGGAGGCGCTATTACAAGCACGCCTTCAGCGCGAGGAGCAGATTGCCGACGTACGCAAGCAGGCGCTGGAGCAAGCCCGCCAGCTGGAGCGCCAGTTCGCCGATGAGCGGCGTGCCCTGGAACGTGAGATAGCTCAAAGCAAGCGGGGTACGGCGGACATTGAGGAGGACATTGCTCGGCAGCAACGCCTCTTGGCCGGCGAAGACCCTCGCCTGATTGAAGCCGAACAGCGCATCGCTGATGTCTACCGCGAAGCCCGCGAACGCGACATCAAAATAAAAGAAGACTACACCGACCGCGAGTTTAACCGCGCACGCACAGTTGCGGACTTCCAGAAAAACACAGCGGACCAGATCAACAAAGCTAACGAAGCATACGCTAAAACGCTCGGCAATATACATCGCACCTACGCACGCGACGTGGGCAAAATTCTGGACGAAGCTAGCGGTAGGACGGCTAGGCGTTTGGACGCAGCAGGCAAGCTAATGGCTCTCTACACACAGAGAGGCGTGTTTAACACCCAGATTGCAGAAGCCTTAGGCGTAGTTGTAGCGGAGCCAGGTAAAGGTGGAGAGACTGCAATAGACGTGAATAGACTTATTGACGCGCTAGGTGGAGAAAAGTCGCCGAGGTTCAAGCAGCAGCAGCGACCTATTCGCGGCATTATGGAGATTGACCAGCAAATTAGAGACGCTCGTAAGCAGTTGCAGTCACGCCGTCAACAACAAGTTACTGCAGATAGCTTCTTTACCGCCTATGCGGACCAGCCACAGTTTGAAGACATTGCAGGTTTGCAGCCCCTGCCCATCACACGGATGCAGCGACAGGCTGCGCGGCCTTTGCGTCGCATGTGGGAGCGCACTGCAGCAGGGGGTACGCGCAACGTAAACAGCACGTTTAACACATCTGTGCTGGAACGTATTCAGCGTATGCAGCAGATCATAGATAATTGGGATCCCGTAGGTTCGCAATGGAAAGAGATTCAAAATAACCTACGCGAAACTAAGCGTAGTCGTGTGGCTGGGTCTGTACCCGCAGCCGTACTAACACAAGTGGCGCAGCGCATGTGGTCCGAGATGCGGGCCAACGTGCAGAGGGCTGGAGGCCTTTCAACGTCTAGAGGACAGAGCTTAGGTAGCCAGCAGGACTTTAGTGAGTACCTTACAGATAAACAACTGCGTATTCTTCAGCAGGGTTTACGTGCTACATTGGAGCCTGCCTACACATCGCAGTTTGGGCCGAACAAAAATCCCGGTGCTCTTGACCGCGCCTTGGGTACACTCCGTCCCGCTATCGTTGACTTTAGAAAAGCTATATTTAGCCTGCTTGAACAGGAAGCAGTGCAGGGGCGTGTGTACGCAGAAAAAGCTCTGCAAAAACTCGGTGTATCAGGGATTAAAGCGCAGTACCGCAAGGATAACGATCCTAACACAATACAACAGCGATTTAACCAGCTATTCAAGCAGCCTGACATCGTACCAGGCGTAGGCAAGGATTTTGAAGGCGCTATGCTGCCAGGCGGCTTTGGAACGTCGAAGCTTGCCCGCAACCTAGGCAACGTCGCCTCCGGCCAACTACAAGGTGTACTTGCACGACTAACAAACACACTCATTGCCAGAACCCCTTACCGCGTAGGCGATCCAGTCGGTCCGAACATCCGTCAGATTCCTGTGCAGCCGGCCACGAAGGGCGCTCCAGAATCCAGCGCCGCCGCTAAGGGTGCCGCACTATCCCAAGGCGCTAAGCAGCTACAGCTCGATCTACTTAAGATTCGCGTAGATAGCGTAAAACCACTTGAAGAGCAAACACGCCGCCTGCAGGAGCAAAACGACCTTTACAGAGCACAACAAACCTACTTACAGCAAGGCATTACGCCGGCACTTGCAGAACAGTTCGCCCAAGTCGATCAGCTGGGAGCGTTGCAGCGGCAAATAGCCGAGACGGAAAAGACAGATGCCGTAAACAGAGCCCGTACTGCGGGGGCTAGTGAGCAGCAGATACAGACGCTTATTCAGGGGCACAGTGAGCTAACCGCTCAGATCGACTCCAACGTGCAGCGCGTAAAAGACTTGGCTGTCGCCTATGAAGACGCCCAGAAGGCAGCACGCTTCACACAGGATGAGCGCATCGGCCTCGGCTTACGCGAAGGCGCCGAAGCTTACGTCCAGTCGATTGGCACCATGCGCGAGGCCACGGCCCAGCTCGCCCAGACCGGCATCAAGGGTGTCGAAGACGCCATCTTCAGCCTCGTCACCACCGGCACCGCCAACTTCCAGGAGTTCGCCGCCTCGATCCTTAGGGATACGGCTCGCATGATCATTCAGCAGCTAATTTTGCGTAGTGTTATGCAGGTCATTGGCGCTATCGGTGGCGGAGGTGCTCCCGCTCTAAGCCCTCTAGCTAATTTCAACGCGGGCGCTGCGCAGTATGCACCTCTGGCTCGCGAAGTCAACGTCCTGGAGAATGCCATGGGCAACGCCTATGCCGCCAACGGCATTGTCCCCTTCGCTATGGGCGGCATTGTCGATAAGCCGACGCTGTTCCCCTTCGCCAACGGCGGCGCCGGCCGCCTCGGGATTATGGGCGAGGCTGGCCCGGAAGCCATCATGCCGCTCCGCCGCCTCCCTAACGGGCGTCTCGGTGTTGAGCAGGCAGGCGGTGGGTCGCCTGTGAACGTTACCGTCAACGTCGATGCGCGCGGATCTTCGGTGCAAGGCAACGCCGGCCAAGGCGAGCAACTCGGCCGCGTAATTTCCCAAGCCGTCCAAGCGGAGCTGGTACGCCAGCAACGCCCTGGCGGCCTGCTAAGCCGCTAAGCCGCAAAGGTAGTACGCTGTACCCATGCCAACATTCTCCTACGTCAGCTCCTACGAGCCTACCGAGGTAAGTAAGCCTCGTGTGCGTAAGTTTGCAGCAGGCGATGGTTATGAGCAACGCATAAGATTCGGCTTACACACCAACCCTAAAGAGTGGCAGCTTGTCTTCTCCAACCGCACTGACGCAGAACGCGAACTTATCGTCGCATTCTTAGATGCACGCGGCGGTGTGGAGAGCTTCGACTGGACACCACCGCGAGGCTCTGCCGGTAAGTATGTGTGTGAGGATTGGCAGGTAACGCTTAGTAATTGTAATAATAATCAAATACGTGCCACGTTTAGAGAGGTCTATGAGCCGTGATTAACTACGGAGCAACAGACTATTCACCTTTTCATGACATATACATATTAGACTACAGCTCAGAAGATTACACACCAGAGGATTACGAAAGCGATTTACAAGGAATAGCACCTAGCGCTATTATCGAGCTATTTGAGCTGCAGATAAACCTGCTACAGCACGGCGCCGATGATACCTTCCGCTTTCACGCCGGCACCAACCTAAACAACAACGGCAATGTGGTATGGGCTGGTAACAGCTATCTACAATTCCCCATCGAGGCTGACGGCTTCACCTACGAGGGCAAGGGCACGTTGCCGCGGCCCAATATACGTTGCAGCAACGTAATGGGCACAATCACCGCGCTGCTGTTGAGCCTACCTGACGGTCTATCGGGCGCCAAGGTAACGCGCATCCGTACGCTGGCCCGCTACCTCGACGCGGTGAACTTCCCCGGCAGCGTGAACCCCTACGGCACACCGGACCCAACCGCGGAGTTCCCACGCGAGATTTATTACGTGGACCGCAAGTCCGTCGAGACGCGCGACGTAGTGGAATTTGAACTAGCGGCAGCGTTTGACCTGGCAGGTGTTCGCGCACCTAAGCGCCAGTGCATCAGCAACATCTGCCAGTGGAAGTACCGCTCAGCCGAGTGCGGCTACGTGGGCACCAGCTACTTCAACGAGAACGATCAATCCGTGGCCACCCTTGCGGCTGACGTGTGCGGCAAGCGGCTGAGCAGCTGCAAGGCAAGATTCGGCGCCACTGCCGAGCTGCCGTTCGGATCCTACCCCGGTGTGGGTACGTTCTTCACATGACCGACTGGCGCACCGCTGCACTCGATCACGCCCAGGCCGAGGATCCCCGCGAGGCTTGCGGCCTGCTGGTGGTGGTCAAGGGCCGCGAGCGTTACTGGCCTTGCCGCAACCTGGCGGCCGGCGTCGAGCAGTTCATACTCGACCCGATCGACTACGCCGCGGCCGAGGATGCCGGCGAAATCATGGCGGTGGTTCACAGCCACCCGCGCACTGCACCGCAGCCCAGCCAAGCCGATCTGGTAGCGATCGAGCGCACCGGCCTCCCCTGGTGGATCGTCAATCCGAAAACCGAGGCATGGAGTCCCGAGCTGCGTCCCATCGGCTACAAGGCGCCCCTGATCGGCCGCGAATGGGTGTGGGGGCTCACCGACTGCTGGACGCTGGCGCGGGACTGGTACGCCGAGCACAACCTGCGGCTGCCGGATTGGGAGCGCCCACTGACGCCGGAGCAGTTTGAGGCCGAGCCGCTGTTCGACCGGTCCTGGCGCGATGCCGGATTCCGCGAGCTCGACGAAGACGATGAGCTGCAACCGGGCGATGCGGTGCTGATGAGCATCAGCGGGCCGGGCCTTAACCATGTCGGCGTCTACATCGGTGACCAGCTGGTGCTCCATCACATCCGCGGCCGGCTCAGCAGCCGTGACCTCTACGGCGGCTGGCTGATGAAATGCACCGGGCGTAGGCTGCGCCATTACGATGCAGGGAGGCTAGGGCTGGCGTGATGTTGCGCACGATCCGCATCTACGGGCGCCTGGCCAAATTCCTGAAGCGCAGGAAGTTTGAGGCCGAGGTGAGCAGCGCGGCTGAGGCCGTGCGTTTCCTCTTGGCCAACTTCCCGCAGCTGGAGCAGCACATGGTCGACCAGCATTACCGGGTGAGCGTGGGCAGCTACGACTTGACTGAACAAGAGCTGGGCGATCCGAGCGGCGAGCAGGAGATCAAGATCGTTCCCGTCGTAACCGGCGCTGGCACGGTGGGGCGAATCATTGCGGGCGTTGCTCTCGTGGCGTTATCGCTGCTATTTGCCCCCGGCGCAGCATTGGCTGGCGGCTTGTTCACGCTCGGCCCCACTGCTGTCTCGATTGGCGTCGGAATTGGCGTGAGCCTGGTGCTCGGCGGCGTCGCGCAGCTGCTCACGCCTGTGCCGCGAACAGTGGGACCAGGCTCCACCAGCGACACCGTGAAAGATCCCCGCAAGAGCTACAGCTTCTCGGGCATCCAGAACACCAGCCGCCAGGGCCTGCCGGTGCCGATCGTCTACGGCGAGACCCTGGTGGGCTCGGTGGTGATCTCGGCCGGCATTGACACCGTGCAGGTGGCCGGATGAGCAGGATCGTCGGTGCTGGTGGTGGCGGATGCTTTCTCGGGCACACGCTGATTCGCACGCCTGACGGGCAGCGGCCGATTGAGGCGCTGCAGCCTGGCGACTTAGTGGTCAGCTTCGACGACCGTGGCGAGCTGCACCACGCCAAGATCCTCGTGGTTCACACCCACGAAGGCGAGCGGGTCAACCGCTATCGCCTCTGGGGTGGTGCCGTCTTGGATGCCACGCCCAACCACTGGGTGCTGAACCAGTTCAACGCCTTCGTGGAGATCGACACGCTCGGCCCCGACGACTGCCTGGTGGATGAAAACGGCCACCTGCGTCCGATCGTGGACCGCGCTGAGTTCTGCGTCGGCACCGTCTACAACCTTACCGTCGAGGGGCATCACACCTTCATCGCCGGTGGGATCCGCGTTCACAACGCCGGCCTTGGCCTCGGCATTGCCGGCGCAGGCGGTGTCGGCGGCGGCAAAGGCGGTGGTGGCGGCGAAACCTACACGCCTACCGAGGCTGGCGACAGCCTCAACTCGGCGCAATACGCGCAGGTGGTGGACCTGATCAGCGAAGGCGAGATCGAGGGTCTTAAGAATGGCCTGCAGTCGATCTTCCTGAACGACACCCCGCTGCAAAACGCAGACGGTACTTTCAACTTTCAAAACGTCACGGTCAACACGCGCAACGGCACGCAAGCGCAAACCGCCATCCCGATTTTGGCGGATGTAGAAAACGAGCTGCCGGTCGGCCTGCAGGTAAACGAAGGCACACCGATCACTCGGACGATCACTGACACCGACGTGGATGCGGCGCGAATTACCATCACCATTCCTCAGCTTCAAACTTTCACAGACAACGGCGACATTGAGGGGTCGCAGGTCGGCGTTCAGATCTTTGTTCAGTACAACGGCGGCGGGTTTACCAACGTTCTAGGCGACACGATTTCTGGCCGCACCGCCGACGCATATCAGCGCGACTATTTAATCAACCTGAGTGGCGCGTTTCCTGTAGACATTCGGGTTCAGCGCGACCGGCCGGACAGCATCAGCGCCAAGGTCATAAACGCCTTCAGCTGGACTAGCTACACCGAGATCACCTACGCCAAGCTGCGCTACCCAAACAGCGCGCTCGTAGGCCTGCGCGTCGATGCTGAGCAATTCTCCAGTATTCCCAGCCGCAGCTATCTGGTGCGTGGCATCAAGGTTCGGATCCCGAACAACGCCACGGTGGACGCGGCCACCGGCCGGTTGATCTACGCCGGCATCTGGGGTGGCACGTTTGGTGCCGCGCAGTGGTGCTCCGACCCCGCCTGGATCCTCTGGGATCTGCTCACCTCCACCCGTTACGGCTTTGGCGATCACATCCAAGCCGCGCAGCTGGACAAGTGGGCGTTTTATGCCGCGAGCCAGTACGCCTCCGAGCTGGTGCCCGACGGTTTTGGCGGAACCGAACCGCGCTTCTCCTGCAACGTCAACATCCAGACCGCCGAGGAGGCTTACAAACTCATCAACGATCTGTGTTCCACCTTCCGGGCGATGCCTTACTGGAGCGCAGGCGCACTCACCATCAGCCAAGACAAGCCCAGCGACGCTGCGTATCTCTTTACATTGGCCAATGTATTGGAGGAGGGCTTTAGCTACCAAGGCGGCAGCCTTAAGACACGCCCGACGGTAGCAGTGGTCAGCTACCTCGACCTGAGCCTACGCGACATTGCTTACGAGGTTGTCGAGGACCAAGCAGCCATAGCTAAGTACGGTGTAATTACAACAGAAATTAGTGCGTTTGCTTGCACCAGTCGAGGTCAAGCTGCGCGTATAGGGGAATGGCTGCTCTATTCCGAGCAGTACGAAAGTGAGATAATTAGTTTTACTGCCTCTATCGACGCGGGCGTGGTGGTACGCCCCGGTCAAATTATCGAGGTAGCCGATCCGGTACGCACCGGTACGCGACGTGGTGGAAGGATTGTCTCCGCTACCACAGCAGCAATAACCGTAGATGACGCCGCTAGCCTGGCAATGGGCTCTAACACTACTCTCTCAGTCATCCTCCCCACCGGTACTGTTGAAAGTCGCGCTGTAACGACCATTATAGGCAACGTAATTAACTTAACCACTCCGCTTAGTGCAGCACCAAACGCTAATAGTGTATGGATTTTTCAGACCAGCACCATCCAAACTTCGACGTGGCGAGTTCTGTCAGTGCAAGAGCAGGATGGTGCGCAGTACGCCATCAGTGCCTTGGCCTACAACGCCAGTAAGTATGCGTATATCGAACGCGGTCAAGCGCTCCAGGTGCGAGATATTACTGATCTAAACATTATTCCTGAAGCGCCAACTAACCTGCAAGCTACCGAGACTCTTTATGAGCTAAACGGCAGAGCACTGTCTAAGCTAATCATTAGCTGGCAGCCAATCAACGGTGTAAGCGAGTACCGGATTCGTTGGAGACCTAAGAACGGTAACTGGACGAGCACTACACAAGCACGTTTCGATTACGAAATTTTAGACACTGCTGCGGGTACTTATGAAGTACAAGTTTACAGCCTAAACGCAGGGCTAAGACAATCAGTTGAACCGGCCCAGCTTACCGTACAGGCATACGGCAAAACCGCCCCACCTGCAAGTGTTAGCGGCGTAAGCTTAATATCCATAGACGAAGCAAGCGCAATTTTAAGCTGGGATCGTGCGCCCGATCTGGATGTTTTGCTGGGCGGCAAAGTCCTAATTCGCCATAACGTCCTTATGGTCGGTGCTGTATGGGAAGAAAGCCAAGAAATTGTTGCTGCTGCGGCTGGTAGTCAGACACAAAAACAAGTGCCACTGCTGGAAGGCACATATCTACTCAAGTTTGAGGATGACAGCGGTAATCGCTCGGTGACAGCGTATGCGGTGGTGGTTGACCAACCGGCACCACAGCCACGGTTGCCAGTACAAAGCTACCGCGAGGATCAGGAAACCCCTCCATTCTCCGGCAACTACACCGATATGTTCTATAGCGAGGATCTCGATGGTTTGGTGCTGAGCAGCGGCGTGCTTGTAGACAGCATGGCCACTGACGGAGATTGGGATGCGCTAAGTAGCGTTGACAGCGTGGGCGGCGTGCTGAGCACCGGTGAGTATGAGTTTGGTAGCACGCTAGATCTTGGCGGGGTATTCGATATGAACCTCACCCGCCACTTCGTCACGCGCCCATATCTGCCGGCCTCCCTGTGGGACGACAAATCGGGAGAGATCGACACTTGGCCCGAGATTGACGAGAACAACCTGGACGGTGTGAACGCTCTGCTCTACGTCCGCACAACTGAAGACGACCCCGGCGGCACCCCGACATGGGGTTCTTGGCGGGAATTCAGCAATGCGATCACTCGTGGCCGCGGGTTCCAGTTCAAGACTATCGCTACCAGCACCGACCCTTCCCAGAACATTGTCATTGACGAGCTTGGTTGCCAACTAGAAATGCAGCAGCGCGTCGAGCAATCCGCCGCTCTCACAACCGGTGCCGCCACATATGCAGTAGTCTTTACCAATCGGTTCTACCAACCCCCCAGCGTTGGTATTACAGGCTACAATATGGCTACCGGCGACTACTTCACGATCGCATCCGTGACACGGGCAGGATTCGACGTAACATTCAGGAACAGTAGCAACGCTGCCGTGAGCCGCCAGTTCACCTACACCGCCATCGGCTACGGCCGGGAGATCTGACGTATGGCCCAAGGGGATCTCAACGTCGCCAACCAATCAGGTGCCGCGTTTCGCGCGGACCTGAACAACCAGCTGGCAGCTCTTGGAACTCTGCAAAGCGGTGCCAGTGCGCCCAGCACTACCTTCGCTTACATGCTGTGGGCGGATACGACCGCCGGCTTGCTGAAGATCCGCAATGCTGCCAACAGCGGCTGGATCACGGTTGGCACGCTGGCTGATGCGAATCTCGGGCTGCTGCCCACTACAGGAGGTGTGCTTACTGGAAATCTAACGCTTAACGCTCAAAACGACCTACGCCTGGCCGATGCCGATAACAGCAACTGGGTAGCGCTTCAGGCACCAGCAACAGTTGCATCGAACCTAACGCTTACAGTCCCAGCCGCTGACGGCACAGCAGGCCAAGCGCTAGTCACTGACGGCAGTGGTGCGCTCAGCTTCGCTAGCTGCAGCCGACTGGTGCGCGGTACTGCTGTCGCCACAACCAGCGGTACTTCCATTGACTTTACCGGGTTGCCTAGTTGGGTAGAACGCATTACGGTTATGTTTAACGGAGTGTCTCTTAGCTCTACCAGTGATTTGCTCATTCAAATTGGAGATTCGGGAGGCGTTGAAACCACAGGGTACGTTGCAACTGCTAACTCAATGCAGTCATCAGGCGTTGCAGGCGTTAGCAGCACTGCTGGATTTCCAGTCTACCTTGCAACCGCCGTATCAGCGGCGTCAGGATTGATGGTTTTGACAGCCGCTACGTCCAACCTTTGGATTTCATCTCATGCAACGGCTACCCTGACCACTAACACTGGCTGCGGCGGTGGCACTAAGACCCTTTCCGGCACCTTGGACCGCGTTCGCATCACCACCATCAACGGCACCGATACCTTTGATGCTGGATCCGTCAACATCATCTACGAGGGCTGATCATGGAACGCATCGAAGTCAACGTCCAAACCGGCGAGCAGCGCACAATCGCCCTCACCGAAGCGGAGATCGCTGAAATCCAGGCACGCCCGCAGCCTGAGCCCCCAACACCGCCTACCCCCGCCGAAAGGCTAGCCGCTGCTGGCTTGACCGTAGCTGAGCTGCGCGAACTGCTTGGTCTCGACTGATGGCCGTATGCAGCAAAACAGGCACCGCCTACCGCCGCTACCGTTAAAACCTAACGGGGCTATGCTGAAACGCAGCAGCCTGGCTCCGCCCTCTCGTCTCACGGCGAGACTAAGCAGGCTATAGCCCAAGACTACCCCTTCGTTACGCATCCCTGTGGCTGCTCCCAACATCAAGTCTCCTTCGACCGTTACGGCGATTTACGGCAAGACCGTGGGTTATGCCGTCACCACCTCGATGGCTGCAGCGCTGAGCAACGCTGGCAGCAGCGGCAAGGTGCTGAAAATCAACTCGGTGTACTGCGCCAACGTGGACGGCACAGCAGCAGCGGACATCAGCCTGGAGTTTTTCAACGGCACCACTGGCTTTGCCATTGGCAAGACCATCGCCGTGCCAGCTGATGCCACGCAGGTGCTGGTGACCCGCGAGGCGTACATCTACCTGGAGGAAGGCCACAGCCTCCGCGCACAGGCCAGCGCTGCCAGCGACCTGGAACTGGTCATCTCCTACGAGGACATCAGCTGATGCTTGGCTTCAATGGCGGATTGATGGGCGTCAGGCGCACGCCAACAAACGACGCAGCATCTGGGCTGTGGTTCCAGAATGAGCAGAGCGTTGCTAAGCGGGCGGCGATTTGGCCCGCAGTTGCTGCCGCTGACCCCGACTTCGCCAACGTGTCGCTGCTGTTGCACATGGATGGCAGCAACGGCAGCACCACGTTTACAGATAGCAGCAGTGCAGCTCGCGCAGTCACAACCACAGGCAATACTCAGATCAGCACGACTCAGAACAAGTTTGGCGGCGCTAGCGGTTATTTTGATGGTACAGCTGATTACCTAACTGTAACCGAGTCAAGTGCATTTTCTTTTAGCACGGGTTTGTTTACTATTGAGCTTTGGTTTTATGTATCTTCTGTCACTGTGGATCGCAATCTTTTTGTGATGCCCCGAATAGGTGGGGGCTTTCCGACGCTAATTGTGCTTCTAGACAGCAGCAGTATTGTCAGAGCTTACTGCTCCACAACCGGGGGGTCATTTGCACACTCCATGAGTACAGCGGCTGCTGGGGCTGTTGTTAATAATACCTGGAATCACTTTGCTTACGTTAGGACCGGAGCCGGAGGCAATGATTACAGGGTATTCCTTAATGGAGTAATCAATTCCCCTGGGGATGCCACCTACTCTTCGGCTGTTTCAGATTACCCTAATGTCAATGAAATACGTATTTCAGACGCATCTAATGCAACCTTTGGAACTGATAGCTGGCTTGGTTATATCGACGAATTGCGCATCACCAAAGGCGTAGCCCGCTATACCGCCAACTTCACTGCACCTACTGCGCCATTCCCTGACGCATGATGCTGTACTCCCACTACACCGCCATCCCAGCACCCCTGCCGCACCGCATCCGCTAAGCAAAACAACTTATGACTGTCAAAAGCAAAACCGGCACCGCCCGCGTCGAACACGTACCAGGCAAGCCCAAACTCACCCGCCAAGGTCAGGGTCAGCACAGCAAACCCAGCCACGGCCGAAAGCTGCGCCGCGGCCAAGGTAAGCCGTAGCGTAACGCTACGGCGCCGCCATTGTGCAGAGCCGCTGCCTATGCAACCCTTGCGGGCTAGGCTGCTTATGCGACACCTCCACTTATGGCCGCCCCTACTCCCGAGCAAGTAACCGGCATCGTGGCCTCCTTGCTGGCCGGCTCCGAAATCCTCAGCCTGCTGCCTGGCGTCAAGGCCAACGGTTGGGTTCAGCTGATCCTCGCCGCACTGCGCGGCATCGCATCCCGCAAGCGCTAAGCCAATGGGCGAGCCATCGCACGGCGAGATCCTCCGCGCCATCGGCGTGCTGGAGGGCCAACTCAAGCAGCTGCTCGACGCCGCCACAAGTGACAAAGGGGAACGCAGCAGCTTGGGCGTTCGTGTTGGCCGCCTTGAAACGCGCATGGCGCAAGTAATTATCCTCGCAGTGGTTGCTGCAATGCTCAGCCCCATCATCTGGACCGAAATCAAAGGGGCCTTTACTTACCGGCAGCCGATGCCCCAACACATGCACCGCCCATGACTTCCGGCCCACTGCGTTTAGTTGACCTATTCAAATTTTACCGCGGCCTTCCCCACCAAATGGCTTCCATAAGTGAATTGGAAGCGGCCATCAACAAACGTGCTCCCCACCTCCTAAGCCGCGATCAGCCGTGGTTCAAGACCTGGAGCGTCCCAGGCAAGCAGACCGACTTAGCTGATGCGATCCAGCTAATCAAGGAATTTGAAGGCTGCCATCTTAGCGCCTATCCCGATCCGCTAAGCGGCGGCGATCCTTGGACGATCGGTTACGGCACAACGCGCTATGGCGCTGGCGACCCCGTAAAGCGCGGCGACAAGATCAACGTCATCGAAGCCGATATGCTTCTCCGCCTTGAGGTGGACCGCATCGCCGAACGTCTCCGCTCCACCATCCCAACCTGGAACGCCTTAGGCGACCCACAACGCTGCGCACTTGTAAGCTTCGCTTACAACTTAGGCGCCGACTTTTACGGTAAGTCTGGGTTCGACACCATCAGCGCAGCGCTGCGCGACAAGGACTTCGCTGCCGTACCAGCGGCACTGCTGCTTTACCGCAACCCTGGTACGA